GTTTTTTTATTTTTTACTTCAACAAATACTTCAGGTTGTAATATAGGAATTTCTTTTCCATTTACTGTTTGAGTTCCTATTTGTTTTGATTCTTGTACTTTTTTAAACATTACTGTGTCATCTCCAATATATTAACGTCTATTATTACTCCTGCGCCGGTTATTTTTATTTGATCAGCTTCTTCTAATACTAATTCTTTTTTTAAAACTTGATCCTGAAAACCATCAGCAGCACTATCTTTGTATAGTGGTATTTCTAAATTACCATTGCTAGAATCAACCTTTGCAACTGTTGTAGTAACAGCTCCTCCTGTTTCATTTGATATAAATATACTTTTTACAATTGCCGTAGTTGGCAATATAGGAGGTTGAGAGTTTTGATCTGCTGTAGGCACTGTATAAACAACGCCTGTTCCTGTTCTAGATTTGCTTATAAAACTATCAGCCAAGGAACCAACTCCTTGCTGTAGAAGAATCTTTCAATTCTTGTTGATAACCAAAGTTTAATTGTTGAATTACTTGTTCTAGCAATCTTATTAATACATCAAACTGTGTTTGATTATACTCTGGTGTTGCGTTTGGTAATCTTGTTGTGCTTATCTTCATTATCTACCTCCATCAGGTTGTACATCTAAACGTAATGTACCAAATCTCCAGTTACTTCCAACAGCATTACTTCTAATAGTTAGCTGTCCTTGTCTACCTCTACCTCGTATATCAAACTTTTCAGTTGTTGTCGACACGGTAGAGCTTGTGGTTATTGAAGTTGTGGAATTAGGATATGTTTTAAATTTTAATTCTACATCTACAGTGCCTGCTAAATCTTGAAAATCAGGAACACCTTTTCCTATATGTAATAATTGTTGTCCGTCTTGAATATCAAAATCACCAGATGTAACAAAACAATTTAAAGCTTGTCCATCAGCATCTGTACCAAACTCATGTTGATAAAAAGTAGTAGCTCCTGCAGTTAATCCTAAAACTGAAGGATTTGTTCCAAAAGCTGTGGTTGAATATTCCGTAGCGTATGGATACTCATAAACACCATAATCAGTCCATGCAGTACGAGCTAAACTTCCAACAGACCAAGATGCTTCAAGATAATTTAATGTTACATATCTATCTATTTGTTCTGCATTCTCACTACAGTAAAACCAAGTTATTTCATTTTTTTCTGAGTTAAGACCACAATATGTTTCTGGTTGAGTTGTTATGTTAAAATCACTGAATACATAATCTTGTACACTACATGGTAGTTTTTTAACTGCACCGTCAAACATATAAAAAGAATTTTGTGACATCCAATAAGTAACACCATTTACATCCTGCACACAGTGATTAGATACAGCTCCACAGTTAGCGCCTAACTGATTCAAAGAGAATGTAAAAGGAGGACCTACAAATTGCATACCGTGTAAAGAAGTATCTGTCCAAACTAGTATAGCTCCTCTAGATCTTACAGCTGCCATAATTTTAGAACCATCTTGTATTCTAAAAGAACCTGCTGTGTTTGTTGCAGAAGGCAACCAGGTATTAAAATCTTCTTGAGAAGAAAAACGTAAAAACAACGGATCGGATGTTGAAGAAGTTCCTATTGTTGTTTCTGTTCCAAATAAAAATACATGTCTATCTACTGGAGATACTAAAGTAAATCTTGATGTTGTAGGAGCATTAGGAATTATTGCAGCAGGAGTACCAAAACCAACAGAAGTATCCCATCTAAATGTACCGCCTTCACTAACTGTTGCAATTAAATCCTCACCAAAATTATCAAAAGACCATTGTCTACCATCAATTTTAACAGTTGATGTAGATCTAGGAGTATTCCAAGTTCCTGAGTTCCACGCACCTGTACCCCAACCATAACCGTAAGATGAATTTGCAAGGCCTACACTTATATCATAAGTTGCAGTTACCGTTCCTCCACCATTTCCTGTAGCGTTAGCTGTGCTTCCTGTATAAGTTATTGTGTAAGTGTTTGGATCAACAACTGTAGTTATTTCAAACTCTTTGTTCATATCAAGACCAGCTGTAGCTGACGCTCCACTAAATGTAACAAAGTCTCCTACTATTGCGCCATGCGCTGAGTCTGTAACTGTTATTGTTGCACTACCATTTGTTGTTGCAAATGGATTACTAAGTCCTGCTTGTGTAGATCTTACCGGAGTAATATCGTAAACAGCTCCTTCAGAATAAACATATAGTTTTCTATCTGTGCCAAGGGCCATGTATCGTATACCATTTAGATCAGACCAAGCGTGTAAATCTCTTACAACTCCTATAAGTTTATCTGTAATTAATTTAACCCAACCACCTATCTTTTCTGGTAAACCATATCTAAAACGAACCATATCAGAATCAGTCCAACGACCTTCTGCACCATACTCTGTGTTTTGTTTATCTATACCTGGAGCAAATTGTATTTTAGTAAGCATTATGTAATCCTCATAAATCTGTAAACTAATTCCCCAGCTCCACCTGCTGCACCAGGGGCTTCTTTACCCCCACCGCCACCACCAGAGCCAAATGTTCCTGCAGTTCCACCACTTCCACTACCTCCAGCAGCTCCGCCTGCGTTTTGTCCATTATATGAAGGAGCTCCATTCGCTCCACCAATACTACAGTTGTCTCCGCCACACAAAGGAGCTTTACTCGGACCTGTTTGAGGAAAACCTTGAGCACCATCACCTCCTGAATTAAAAGCTCCCGCACGACCTGTATTAAAACTAGTAATATTTATTCCATCTGCAGTTGTTCCCGTAGATAAAGATGAACTTATAGTTGCAGATCCTGCTGAACCAGATGTTTGAATTGCAGTAGGCCCTTGTACACCTCCTCCAGAATATGAAGCACCTCCTCCTCCAATTAAACTAAATAGTGATCCAGTTGAAGATCCAGATAAAGTTGTATTTGTTCCTGCACTTGCAGATGCAGTATAGTTAAAACCAGGATTTGATCCTGCTGATCCACCTGTTCCTACTTCTGCAGTAAGTGTTTCTCCTCCAACAACTGTAAAAACTTTATCAGATACATAAGCCCCTGATCCTCCACCACGGCCACCTTGTTCACCATCAGGACCTTTATCATAACCTAAACCATTCATAGATCCACCTCCGCCAGCAACAGCTTGTTTTATATGAATAGCATTTGCATTTGCTGGAACAGAAAAAGTAGATTGACCTGAAGATGCTGTATTAAAAGCAGCAGGTGTATCAAATAAAGTAAATACGGTTCTCCACGAACCACCATCTTTTATATAAGCATTGTTGATTATTTTATTTGTAAATGAAGTGCCATCTCTAACATAAACTTGAGATCCTGCATCAGAGCTTATCTCACGCCAAGTACCACCTTCTTTAACATAAATTGGCATTAGGCATTATGTATATTTGTACCAAATATCTCCATCAGAACCACCACTAGGATTGTTAGTGCTTACCGTTCTAGAGCCATTAGCGTTAGTTCCTGCAGTTGTAGAAATAAAAGCTTGAACATCCGCTCCTGCTGCTGGAGTACCTCCAATTTCAACACCAAGATTATCTCTTGCTGTTGTAGCATTAGCAACATCACTTAGGTTTGTTGATTCTTGTAGAACACCAGTAATAGCAGTTCCTGATATTTTATATTTGATAGATTCATATGTAGGCATATTACTTCTCCGTTATTTTCCAACCGTAAGTTGCACCAGAGTATACTAAAGCAAAAGCTGCATCCTCTGTAGCTACGGTTAAATCTGATGTTGCATTGTTTATTTTATTTCCGTTTCTTGCAACTGTTAAATTGTGTGTATCAAAAGAACTAGCTAAATCTACAAATCTAACCTCATCACCTACAGCAGGCGATCCAGGTAATGTTATTGTAACTGCTCCACTTGATGTATTTACAAATATTTTATCACCAGGAAATGCAGTATATGCTCCTGTTTTAGTTAGCCAATCAGTTCCTTGTGTTTGTAAATCAAACCAATTTGTTCCATCTGTTGCTAAAAATACACTTGTATTAGGTTGTATAACAAAAGTGTTTCCTCCACCACCTAGTCTACAAGTGATAGTATATTGAGTGCTATTGTTTCTTAAAAAATATGTTTTTTGTGTTGCTTGAAATTGTACAATAAAATTAGATCCATGATTGGTAAATACTATGGCTGCT